TAGAGCCGGAACAGCCGCGCCGAGAACTCGACCGCGTACCGAATCGGGACGTGCTCGTCCACTTCGATCATGTCGAGCACTTCCGCCGGCTGGTACTCGACCGTTTCCGCCAGCGTCACGCCCTGTGCCCAGCCGATCTTCACCCCATTGAGTGAGAAGCGGGCGCGTGCCCCAGTGATGTACCGACCTTTTTCGCCCGGCATCTTGCCCTCCTATCAGGCCGCGGTCTGGCGCACCGTGACCAGGTGCAGCGTCGATTTGACAAAGTTGATCGGGATGACCGGGGCCATCTCCACCGAGACTTCCAGCACGTCCACGACCAATTCCAGGAACAGCGAGCGGTACATCACCAAGGCTCCGGAATCGACCAGGAGCCCCAGGGTGTTGACCGCAACGCCCTTGGCCGCGTTGATGGTGCCGGCGAAGCCACGCTTGCCGACCGCGGTTTCCATGTTCGTCCGGAAGTTGAACGCGGCGTAGTTGACCGCCTGGTTCACGCTGCCTTCGCAGAACGCGATGTTGTCGCTCGACAGGTGCGTGGTGACGTTCCGGACCCAGCGGCGGCCGACGCCCTCGACGTTCTCCATGAACAGCAGGCCGGCCTGGACCATCTCCTCGCTGTCATCGGTCGGATTCCAGGTGCTGTGCTGCTCAAAACCGAGCACGTTGCCGTACTTGAACGTGAGGCTCGTGCCCACCGCGGGGGCGCCCGCCTGCATACCGGCCGCGAGTGCAGCCTGGAAGGGCGGGGTGAACGTCTGGCGCTCGCCGGCCGTGTTGTAGCGCGGGATGCCCTGCGCGCAGGCCCGGATGTGCCGGGTGTTGAGATCGACGATCTGCGCCTTCACCTCGGTCTTGGTGGCGTAGCCGGTCATCGGCGCGTCCATGATGCCGACAAAGCCGTCGCGCTCGCTACGCCCGATGCCGCACATGTACGCGCAGTGCGCGTCCAGAGCCGCATGGATGGCCGGGTCCGGAGTCAGCACGACCACGCTGTTGACCCGCGCCCGCTTCAGCCAGTTGAGCGCCAACTGCCACTCGGTCGTGGTGGCCGAGCCCTCGCTGCCTCCGGTCAGGAACACCGGAATGGTCGTGTTGCTCGGGAAGCCGCCCTTGGCGCCGGTGGCTTTCTCGGCCTCGACCAGCTGGCTGCTGCTGTTGAGCCAGTACAGGATGGCGTACAGATCCGCCTTGAAGCCGGGGGCGGTCGGGTAGAAACAGCTCACCGCGGCCGGGCTCACGTCCAGGTCGGTGACCGCAAAGTTGGTCTGGCCGGTCACCAGGGTCATCGTGAAGCCGTAGGTGATCGTGCTGATCACGACCTGGCGGCTGTTGAAGTAGTCGGCTGCCTTGGTGATGGTGTTCTGGACCGCACCCAGGCTCTTAGCCGCGGTCGCGGACAGGGTGACCGTCCGGGCAGCCTCGACCACGCCCAGGGCCAGCAGCGTCACCTCGGTCCAGGTCGCCGTGCCGACCACCGGGGTCGTGCCGGCCAGGGTCAGCTTCTCGCGCTGGACTGCGCCGGTCAGGCCCTTGCCCTCGACGATCAGCGCCTTGGTCGAGGCACCGTCCGCGGCCACGGTCAGCACACCGCCGGCAACGAACATCGCCTGGCCCGAAAGCAGACCCGGGGTGGTGCCGGCGACGATCGACACGATGGTCGTGCCGCCGCCGCTCGGGGCCACGGTCACGGTGCCAGCCGCGCCGGTCGCCCGGGCGCCGAGCACTGCGCTGAAAACCTGGGTGCCCACGACGACGGTGGTGCCATTCAGGGTCAGGGACTCCTTGACTGGCAGGCCGCCACCATCCAGGCCCCACAGCTCGACGACCTGGTTGTCCGCGATGTTGCTGCTGGACACCTGGACCGCGATGGGGGCAACCGGCTGGGTGCCCAGGGCGCCATCCTGGCCAGCATCCGCGCGGGTGCCGGCGCAGGTGATGTCCCCGTTGGCCGCAACCGCCGCGGTCATGGTTTCCCAGCCGTTGGCGTTGCCGCGGTAGCCCAGGGTGAAGATGTTGTCGCCGCCGATGGCTTCCACCGACTCGACCTGGTCCTCGAAAGTGACCGTCACCTGGCGCGCAGCGCCGGGGGGATCGGTGTCCTGGATGGCGACCTGGATCTGGCCGGTGAACGCGCCAAAGTCGCGGCTCCGGATGATCAGGCTGTCACCGTAGGTGTTGGAGAAGGTGGCCTCCGACTGGGTCGCCGGATTCACCTTCATGGCCACCACTTCTTGGGCGCCGGCCTGGATGTCGGGGTCCTTGCTCGGGGCGAACAGGATGTCGCCCACCTCCCGCAGGTCGCCGCTCCGGAACATCTGGCGCAGCTTCTCCGGATTGGTGAATCGCAGGATGTCGTCCACCGATTCGATTTCGGTCACCGGCAGACCGCCCTCCGCAGTCCCCAGCACCGCCACGATGCCGCTGGCCCCCAGGCCGACGCTTTCGAGGCTCGACGCATCCACCTCGCTGTAGCTGCCGGGAACGTGGATCACCCGCCCGTTGAAGAAAATACTGGTGGCCACTAGACACCTCCTTTAACGTGTGGTATCCTTGAGCCCATGAGAACTCGCGGCCCGACACGCTTGCTCTGGAAACCCGATCCTACTTGGTTTTGGTCCTTTGTCGATAAGCAAGGCCCGACTTCCAAATTGGGCACTGCTTGCTGGGTATGGACGGGGCATCGTGGCCGCTATGGATATGGGCACGTCATCCCGACAACTAGAAAATCCAGAAAGGAACATGCTGTACTTTCGGCCCACCGGGTAGCTTGGGAGCTGGAAATAGGCCCCATCCCCCCCGGCCGACTGGTCTGCCACCACTGCGCCAACAGGGCTTGCGTCCGCCCCTCCCACCTGTTCTTGGGAGATGATCAAGCCAATTCCGACGACAAACTGGAAAAGGGCCGCGGTCGCTGGGCTCATGGCGAAGCGCAGCATCTTGCCAAACTGACCGAAGATGCGGTACGCCAAATCCGGAAGGAAAGAAACTGTCCGGACCCAACCCCCCTGAAGGATCTCGCCGCCCGCTACAACGTGAGCCTGGTGGCGATCAGCTGGGCGGCATTGGGCCGAACCTGGAAGCATGTGACCTGATCTCCTACCGAACCGGTTGGCTGCCGAACTCTGCCATTGCCTGTTTCCAGGCGGACATGGGCCGCGGGCACAAGCCATTGCGCTTGGCCCAGGACCGAAACCCGGCGCTCTGGTCACTCCGGATGCCAGACGCGGCCAGGAACACCTCCAGGCGAACCGAGGGCGCCTCTGGTGAGGTCGGCTCGGTCGCAGGGGGCTTGGACGGTTGGACAGGGGCGGGGGCTTCCGGAGCTTTCCATCGGATTTGCTTCGCCACGGTCTACCTCACGGTTCGATTGGATATATTAGAGTTTTGACCCCGCCAACATCGCTTGGACTGCCGGACTTGTCAACGTGCATCCCGGCCACCTTCCAGGCCCGGCCAAACTTGGACCCCTCCACCGGGAAGGAATGCTCTCCGGACCCGCTGACCGTGAGCTGCCGGATGAACATGTGCTCGGGGAAATACCGGGGGTCAGGGGCAAGGTCTGCTCCGGACAGGCGGATGTTGTGATAGCCGTACTGGTTGACCCAGTCCCGCCGGGCGAGCATCAGGATCGACCGGGCCACCTCATAGCAGTAGGAGCACACGTCTGGGCTCAGGCCGTAGACCAGAACCGCATAGTTGTGGTCCCAGATCGAGCCGGTCAGGTCGGTCCCGAACTCGGGGTCATCAGGGTCGTCCACGAAGCCGGTGTCGTCGCCCAGCGCCCGCTCGCTCTCCTGCTCGCCGGCCAGCAGGATGGCCCAGAGCGGGAAGGTGTGGTCCCGGCCGGCGTACCCGTGCACCGGGTAGGGGGCAGTGGTCTTGAAAATCGTCTTGATCGCCTCGATCTCGGCCGTGCTGTAGCCGTACTGGCTTTCCGGGCCAAACATGTCCTCCAGCAGGGATGGGTCCTGGGCCAGCATGAGCGAGCCCTGTTTCAGCGCATCGAAAATCAACCGTTGCATCATAGGAAAGCCCTCGCAAAGGCGTCGAACGCCGCAGGTAAAATGTCCTCGACGTACTTGGCGACCTCGTCAACCAAGTGGATGCCGGGGGTCGCTTTCCGGTGCCACTTCTCCGGAACCATGTCGCTAATCGTCCGGAAGGTCATGTACTCGCTTTGCGGCCCTTTCTTGTAGAACTTTTCCATCCGGACCATGCCGGCGTAGATGTCGGTCGAGTGCGACGGCTTGAGCTTGGGGGCACCCTTCCAGCGAACGCCCTGCCCCCAGTTGATGCCGCCCGGCGCCATCCGGCCGCCCCACTGGGTCGGGCCGTAGGGGACACCAGTGGTCGGGGATAGCGCCTTGGCCGCCTTGTAGACCGCCGAGCCCAGCCGCTTCGCCGCCTTTTCCCCCAGCATCTCACCGTAGGCCCGCCCCATCGGCACCCCAGTTGCCCCACGGCTGCCCGGGGCGGCGTGCCGGAATGGGATCGACCGGTAGTATTTGCCGGGATGGCCTGCAATGGGGCGCTTGCCTTTCTGGCCCAGGGGGGCGATCGGAACATCTGGACCCAGCAGCGTCTTGTGCAGGTCCATCTCGCCAAATCCCTCCTCGATCCCCACCGGCAATCCACCGGCCAAGGTCAGGATGCCGCGTCCAGGTTGCAGCTCGATCGGCTGGAGCCCTGCGATGTACGCCTGGCGGGTCGTGTTGAGCCGGTGGTTGGCCAGGTCGGTCCACTTCGCCCGGGCGCCTTCCATCACGTCCCCGATCACCGCGTCCATGGCGTTATCCACCCCGCCAAACGCCGCCAGGACGTTTCCCGGAATCAGGTCGCCGAACTGGGTGATCTTGATCGTCATTGCGAGGTCAGGAACTCCAACCGGACGTGACCTTGGAGGGGCAGGCTCCGGTAGTTGCCTTGCGGCGTTTGGGGGTACTTGGTCTTGAACTTCTTGTTGCTCGCCCGGATGGTGTGCGGGTGATCGACCACCACCCAGCTCGGGTGGCACAGGTAGTGACAGCTCAGCCGAGTGCCCACAGCCGGCGCATGTCCGGGGAGCCACTTGATGCGCCCCAGCTCCAGGCCGAAATCGACATCCGGACGGTAAACCATGTCCCGCGACCGGAGGATATTCACGCCGGTCATCAAGTAGCGGCCCGGGAGCACCAGGTTGCTGCCCGCGGTTAGCAGCTCCGCGAACACCATCTGGGCATCCAGGTTCACCAAGCGGTCCCAGTACCCGATCTGGTTCTCGTGCCGCACCGTCACCACCGTCTCGCCAGCAATCCACCGGCCCTGCCTGTCCAGGGTGTCGGGGCGCTCCTGCAACCCCGTCTG